AAGCCTTACCTGCAGATTGTGGCTTTGATGAAATTGAAATTGATAGAGTGGTATTTATACCAACGAGGAAAAAGATGAATGGATATGCACAAGCTGATATATTCGCACACAATAAAGAGGGTTGGTTCAAAGCAGGACTTATGATTGTTGGAACAATGCTATCCAAGACCAGATAAATTATTTAAAAGCAGAGAAAGCGATAATCGAAGATTGATTCAATGATAGAGAGTTTGGAGAAATTTATCTATGGAGAAAGGGATACAAAGCCTTTATCAGTTATGGGGGGAATATTACTATAAGAAATAAATAAATATATGAAAACAATTAAGCGTAAAAAACATTATCCAGTTAAAAATACATTAGGAGGTTCGTTTTGTAAGAAATGTTTAAACTGGTCAAATTTACCAGACGGTTTAAAAGGGGAGGAGTGTTTAGCAACAAAAGAAGAAATTAAACAAAATAAAAAACTATGAAAACAATAACACTAGGTTTAATATCGGGAGTTATTATCACAGTGGTGTTGGTCTGGGGAGTGTGGGAATTACTAGGAATCGTTATATAAAAAAAGAGAGTGGTTATAGCGATTAAGCCTCACTCTCTTGTTATCGGGGGATTAGCCCGACCCAGACTGATTACTCAGTCCTTAGATTTTGACCACCTCCTTATTCAACGATTGCTCGTTTTTTAATTAAGTTCTCGCAACCTCCTGAAACAACATAGTGGTTCAGAAGTTCGTCAACACTTTCGTGTGCACGACCATATATCTTCCAAAAATAATATTTATTTAAGTCAGATAATGCTTCATCGAGTTCTTGCTTATTCAACAACTTTTGGTTCATCGTAATGTACCTCCTGAAATAATTATAACCACCTTTAACTAAAAAAATCAAATGAAAAAGAAAGAAAAAAGTTATGCACAGGTTATCCACTGTTCAACAGGTTGCACCGACACAGACATAGGAGTATAATACAGAAATGATTAAGGTTTAAAGAAACCAAAATCTTATCCGATTTATACTGGATAAATTATCAAAAAATGGTGGTAGACCACCAAATAATATAAATAAAATACATGGGATTCGAAAATAGAGAGTCAGGAAAATACATTACTATCCTAGGAGGAAAGTTCTGTGAAAAAGTAAAAGAAGGAACAGAAGGAGCAGAAACTAGAGTGAACAAAATAGGAACAACAGTTCACGAAATATTTCACGACAGTTTTACAGGTAAATTGATTGACATTAAAGTTAAAGACGGAGAGTATGGAAAAAGTTGGAATTTCCACTTTTTAGACGAAGGAGAAGTTTACATCCTACAACTGTCTTACAGTAACAGTTTCTCAACAGCCTTTCTGAAAATGCTACCAAATATCGACCTAACGAAAGAAATGAAAGTTTCACCTAGCGTGAAAGAAGTAGATGGTAAAAACAAAAATTCATTGTTTGTAAACCAGGATGGTGTTGCAATCAAGCACGCTTACACAATGGCGGAGAAGAATGGAATGCCTGATATGGAGAAGTTAGTAGTTAAAGGAGTAGAAGTATGGGATGATACAAAAAGATTAGTATTCCTACAAGAAATGGTTGATACACAAATTCTTCCTAAATTACTTGGAGTTGGAAATGTTAATCCGGTCGCAGTCGCACCAACAGCAGAAGCAGAAGCAGAAGCAGTAGAATATTCTGAAGATGAAATAAATATAGACGGCATAGACTTCTAGTCTTGAATTGAACGCAGGGTTAAAAATTTAAATTAAATAGTAGAGCAGTAATATGCAAAAATGTAACAAAAACCAAAAAGAAATATTAGAGGTAAATCGAACACAGTCATTGTGCGAGTATGAGGGGTTAGTTACATTCCCTCTCAGAAAGCAGAATGGCTGTTTTCGTTTTATCTCTAGTAACTTAATAAAAAATGTAATATGTCAGTAAAAAATAACAAAGGATTTTTAACATTCTTCCCTGACCATGTTTACCGATACATTGACCAAACCGGAGAAGGACGACCGCCTGTATCGAGCACAGAAATCAAGGAGCAACTCAACCGAGATGGTTATGAGAGTTATTTTACTGTCAATGGATTCAGAGACTCCGCAAATGCCAAGAATGAAAGTTGTACTTCACTGAACGCTTTCTTTGTAGACATAGACGGAAGAAAAGATGAGGAAGAACTAGAACGAATAAAACTAAAGTTAGACCCAAGTTTTATTTTAGAAACAAAGAATGGATATCATATCTATTGGTTACTGGATGAGCCTATCTACAAGGATGAAATTGACGAAGAAGAATGGAAGATTTCTGTAAAAAAATGGGAAGAGTTAGAACAGAATATAGTAACGGAATTAAAAGCCGACCCAGTTGTAAAAGACCTTACGAGAATTTTGAGAGTACCGCAAACTTACTACTGGAAAAAGACTGGTGATTTATGGAAAAAAGAAGACACAAAAGAAGTATTTAAAATCAAAGGTGTTTATAAAAACCCTGCGAACAGATACACGCTTGAAGAAATTGAAGAGACATTTCCGGCAAAAGAATTGCAACTAGACTTTAGTAGTATCCCAATAGAGACAGGAGAGAAAGCTAAAAAAATGGCTGATGCCGAGAAAAAGAATTTCTTTGACCGAGTGAATGAAAGTTTCCCGATGGAGCAAAGAGATAGTTTTAAGAAACTTATTTCCGGAGCACCTGAAACAATCGCAAATTTCAAAGGTAGAAACAACGGGCTAATTATTGTCGCTTCTTTAATGAGACAAGCTGGCTGGACTAAAGAAAAAGCCTTACAGCAAATTGAGAAGGTTGGTTGGCACGGACTAGAGAACGACCCAGGAGGACCTCAAGAAATTGTAAACACTATCAATAGTGCGTTTGAAGGTGGGTATACCTATTCACACAAACACGAGTTGATTGAACACAACACTTCACCAGAAGAGAATGTGTTAATGCAACAGGCTATTACAGGAGTCTTAAAAATTAGAAAAGAACAGGACAAAGTTCGTTACTCAAATTACGAAAGAGAAATCCTGGCTAAGAATCCATACCTAAAGAAAAACGAAACTGGAATAGTATATCGCTATCACAACGGAGTCTACAAAGAGGTTTCTGACCAAGAGATGTCTGACATAGTTCTGAACGGACTGTATGACGATATGTTATGGGGATACAGGACAAAGAAAAGCGTGTCCGATAAAGTAGCGTGTCTTTTATCAGTTATTCCTACTTTAGTTATTACACTAGACCAGGGCCGTTGGATTAATGTAAAGAATGGATTATTAAATATAGAGACAAAAGAACTACAACCTCATACCCCAGAGTTCGTGACCTTGATACAATATCCTGTCCTTTATGACCCCGAAGCAAAATGTCCTATATGGAATGAATGTGTTAGCGAGTGGATGACGGGACCAGAACAGGAGGACAAAATTAGACTAATCAAACAATACTGTGGGTACATACTATCCTCTTCAATGGAATATGACCGTGCTTTATTCATGGTTGGTAACGGAGGAAACGGAAAATCAACTTTCATAGACACAATAGGAATGATTATTGGTATGCAAGCAACTTCGTATATTGACCTAGAGGGATTGTACGGGCAATTTGGAATGAAAGGACTTGTTGGAAAAAGATTAAACATTATTGAAGAGGTTGCAGGGAATTACTACCAATCAAACAAACTGAAGAAACTAATTTCCGGAGAGCAAATTACTATTGATGTTAAATACAAACCTCAATACACTTTCAGACCTCAAGCAAAATTTGTATTTTCAGTAAACTCATTACCTAGAATGGATGACACTTCTTCAGCTACAGAGAGAAGAATGTGTGTGGTTCAGTTCCGACAAAACTACAGAAAAAATCCCAACACGAAACTACGCTCAGATACAGGACTTCTAAACCAAGAGCGTTCCGGGATTCTAAACTGGATGCTAGAGGGGGCAGTAGACTTACAAGAGAGTGACGGTTTTATTACGACAAACGAACAGACAAAAATGCTGGACGACTACAGGGCCGAGAACTCATCAGTAGAAGGATTCTTGAGTGAATGTATTGTAATGGAGCCAGGTATGGAAATTACGACTCCTGAACTTTACAGACAATATAAGGAATGGAGCCTGACGGAAGGAGGTAGAAAAATTAAAGCATCAATTACCTTCACAAAGGAAGTACGAGCCTACGCAAGTAAAGATGACCGATTCACTTATGAAGACAGAGACTACTCCGGAGGTGATTCCAAATTCGTTGGAATTAAATTGGCTCCGCAGTGGAAGAATAGAGATAATTTTTAAAATATGTTACCACTCTACGAACACCAAAAAAAAATAATAGATGCAGACCTAAAGAAATGTGGTTTGTTCCTAGGAACCGGAGCGAGTAAAACTCGAACGGCTTTGGTGATGGCCGAGGGTGATGTGTTAGTTGTCTGTCCGAAACAACAAAGAGACGATGATACATGGTTGAACGAAAATGAGAAGTGGCAAACTAAAAAAGGAGTAATGGTTATCAGTAAAGAAGACCTTCGAAGGGACTGGGATATTCTCCCCGCTTTCGATACTGTGATTTTTGACGAGTGCCACCACCACCTAGGTGTCCAACCTCACTGTGTCCAGAGAAACAAAGTGGAGGTCCCAAAGACTTCTGGAATTTACGACGCAACGAAAAAATTCCTAGAGAAACATCCACCGAAAAGATTATACTTACTATCAGCAACCCCCGCTCTAAAACCTATGAGTGTCTGGGCGATAGCAACTCTACTTGGCCAGAAATGGGACTACTACGAATTTAGAAGAAAATACTATGTACAAATTAGAATGGGAGCGTACAGAAAAGTCTGGATTCCAAAGAAAGATGAGGTCCTTAAAAATAAATTAGCAGACCTAATAAAAAGATTTGGTTACACAGGAGGGCTAAATGACTTCTTTGATGTTCCAGAACAAACCCATAAGGTGGTCGAAATTGCCCTCTCACCGGCTCAGAAAATAGCAGTGGCAGATATATCCTTATCTGAAGCTGACCCTCTTATAAGGCGTGGTAGGCTCCGTACAATAGAGAATGGGATACTATACGGGAAGAAAATCGAGGTAATAGACGGAAAAACAGACAAAATGACCGACAAGACGACTATTTTCCCTTCAAAGAAGATAGATTACATCCTTGAAAAAGCTCAGGAATTTCCTAAACTTCTTATCTTTGCAAACTACACCGCTCAAATAATTGAGATTGCAAAAGCACTTCACAAGGAAGGTTACACAGTTTCAACACTGACAGGGAAGACAAAAGATAGAACATTTATAAAGAAAGTAAATGAAAGCCCCGCTCCCCATATCATCGTGGCACAGTGTGCGATTTCTGAAGGTTACAACCTAGGAAGTTTCCCTTGTGTTATTTATGCAAGTAAGTCATACAGATTCCTTTTCTATGAACAGTCATTAGGAAGGGTGTTGAGGTCTGATGCTTTGAAGAAAAACCTTTACATACATTTGGTTGTAAAAGGTAGCGACATGGACTGTCACGATACAGTCATGGAAGGAAAAGATTTTCAAGAAAAGTTGACTGGAAATATAGAATAGTTATCCACAGGTTATCAACTTGACAGCACCGACACCAAAATGATAAAATAAACGAAGTTCATTGAAATTAAATAATGTGTAGAATGGATGTAGGTTCAAATCCTGCCCGTAGAAATACGAAGTAGCTTAAACTAGCAAGGTAGAGCAATGGTTGGTATAAAATCAGACAGGTAATAAGATTAAATGCTAGTTACTTATTATCTCATCCATTCTGCACATTATAAATAGTGTGTAGAACCTTACGAGTTTTATTGAACTGAAACTGACAATAAACTAAGTGATGGTAACACTGAGAGACTCAAACTACGCATACTCAAACAAAAACATCCTGAGACAAGCCTAGTAACCAACATGGCGGGTTAAGAGGGATTGAGAGTATTGCAATACCAGAGTAGGGGTGAGACGTTCATTGGCTTGTAAGGCTCTGCACATTATTAAATTTTAAAAACATTATGAGAAAAATCGAAGCCAAGAAGAACACAATACTGAATCAGTACCTAAAAGAAAAAAAGTGGTACATATATTACGAGCTGAAACAAACCAATATGGAGTCGTTTCAGTTTGCAAAAATTGAAGCAGGACAAGACGAAGGTTTACCAGCTCTTGAGAAATCCGGATTAGTCGTGAAATTCTCAGACGAGATTAGTAGACAAAAACCATGTGACGGTGTATCAATCCCTCCACTTCCTTCCTATCTAGTTATAAAATTTAAAAAAGAATTTTGTTTCATAAGATACAAGGAGATAGAGAAGTTAAGGAACCAGGGAGTTATATCAATCACAAAAGAAAAAGCAAAAGAGTTATCAGAAAAAATAATAATACTATAATGAAGAAAAAAGCTACAGCTATGCCAAGAATGAACTCCAGAGTCCGGGTGGACCAACAGAAGTTCATAAGAACATTGGCAAAAAAAGACAAAAAAACGCACGGAGAACTCATAAGGGAAATTATTGATTACTATATTAAAAATAAAAAATAATTATGGAAAAAGAATTAGAAGAATACGCATTGTTAGATTCTCAAGAAAAAGAAATTGCTTCAAAAAAAGCACTATTGAGAACTAAGATTACAGAGGACCTTGTTGCAAAAGGAGAGAAGGGTGCAGTCACACCATTTGGAAGGTTTTCAATCTCTGAACTTAAAACTTGGACTTACACAAAAGCCTTTGCGGTTAAAGAAAAGGCCTTTAAAGCTTCAATTAAGGAATTATCAGATGAGGTAAAAGCATTGAAGGCTACTGAAGAAAGTACCGGAGATGCGACATTTGAATCAAGACCTTCATTATCATTTTCAGCAATTAAAATATAAAACTATGAAATTCAAAACAACAAAACAATTAATGAAGGAGGTAGAGGATAAACCAGTATTTTGGCTAGTGTGGTCAATTATATGGAGATTGTACTTAGTCGTATTTGTACTCGGATTTGTTTACGGAATTTTATTAACAGTTTAATCTTAAAATAATATGACAAAGAAAAAAGTAACAAAGAAAAAAGAAGTAGTTAAAAAAGAAGTAGCTAAAAAAGCAAAAGCAAAAAAAACAGTAGTTAAAAAAGCAATAGTACCGGAAATGATTAGTTACTCAATTAGAATGACTATCCCAACAGGGCAATATGCAAATGTTATACCTGAGATAGTTGTTAAAGCTGGAACTCCTGACGAGGCTCACGCATATATCGCTCCTCACATGAATAAACTGTGGAAGGAATACTATATGGTTAGCGATAGAAAAGATTCAGTAGTTGAAAAACCTAAAGCAAAAACAGTAGTTGTCCCGGTAGCTAAACCAACACCAGTAGTTACTCCTGCGGCTAAACCAGCAGCAGCAGTCGTTCCAGATATGCCGATGCAAGAAGAGTCACCAGTTAGTGATGTCGCTCTTGTAAAAGCAACTCAAGCGATTCAGTCTTGTTTGTCTGAAGCTGCACTTGATTTAATTATTAGACAAATTGCTGTGTCAACAAAATTAACTGACGAGCATAAGACAAGTCTTCTTCCTATTATTGAGGAAACTTCACTAAAACTAAATGTCAAAGAATAATTTAATTTTACCTAAGCCCCATTTATCTTGGTCCCAGATGACCTGTTGGGAAAGTAACCCTGTGAGATATCGCAGGGAATACTTCGAAGCAGGGAAAAAACTGGATACAAAGTACCTAAGATTCGGTAAAGGATTCGCAGAGGTAGTTGAAGACCTATCCAGGAATCCAGAACTGTTTGATGATGCTAAATGGGTTAAAGACAAGTTAGGGTTTGATATAGAGTCCGAAGAGTTTCTAGATTTCAAAAGTAACCTGGTTATATACGACAGCCCAGAGTACGAGATTAGAACTGTAGTTAAAGGAGTACCAATTCTTTCGTACATTGATAGTTACAACTCTATAGATAATGTATTCAGGGAATACAAAACAGGTAAGATACCTTGGACAAAAGTTAAAGTAATAAAACACGGACAATTAGTTTTCTATGCGACTGCGTTAAAATATAGTGTAGGGCAGATTCCCGAGTATTGTCATTTAGATTGGATTGAAACAAAGGAATACAAACCAGAGAAAAAAGATTTCTGGAGAGAAGATGGTAAAAAATTGAGATTTACAGGTAAAATAAAAGAGTTTGAAAGACAATTTGACGAACGAGAGATTGAAAAAATGGAAAAAAGAATCGTCAAAGCGGCTACAGAAATATCGAAAGCTTATCAGGAGTTTATTAAAGAAATATAAAAACTATGAAAAAATTATTTAATTTTAAAGGTGACAGCCAATTAGAAAGAATAACTCTTGCTTTAGAAGTGATAGCTAATTCTTCAGAAGAAATTGTTAGTAAGTTGGATATTTTAGGCATTAACCAAGATTGTGTGCTTCCAAGAGGGCACCGAGCAGGGGTGGAAATATTATGTTCAATTGAAGAAGCCATTAACAACATAACACTAACTTTGCCAAGAACAGAGGAATAAATTTAAAAATAATAAAACTAATAAAAATATGACACAAGAAGAAATACAAAAATCAACTCAAAATAAATTACAAAAAATAGAAGTTCTGCTAAAACAACTTCAAATGGTTCCTTCTGCAAAACAACGATTAAGTCAGGAAGGTTACTTGGAAAACATTGTTTTGTTTACTGATATTGAAAAATATGCAGTAGAAGAAAATGTCGCACCTGAAAAATTACCAGTAAAAGATAACGGGGAAGACCCAAAAAATGATGCTTAAATTACCTTTCTACAAAGAAGACTCAATTAAACTTGCTCTAGAGTTTGGAGTTACTCTTTCAGAGACCGCAGAATCTGTAGATAGGGAACTTACTTCAGAAATTGTAGAGAGAGCTGAGAAAATATTCATAAACGAGATGAAGACTAACGGATATGAAAAAACAGCGATGAATTTTGTACCACTAATCCTTGCTTCTTTAGAAGTTTAGTCTTATAATTGTATAGGAGGTTGCTTATAGTATCGAGAAGACTTAATTTGAACCTTTCGGAGCATCGGGGGTAAGGGCTTTGTCCAGACGACCTATCAGTTTCACTCAAAAAATAAACACTCTAGTTTCAAAGCAAGTACAAAAAATGTTAACTTGGCGAGACTCAGTGTTTTTTTTATTTATATAGTAGTAAAACGACTTGTTGTTTTTGATTTTGATTTAGAAGATTTTCCTTTTTTCTTATTGTCCTGCTCTTTTCTATATTGTTTTGCTTCTGGTAGGTTGTATTTTCCAAACAGAGTTCCACGAATATAGTTAGAAGTAGATTTTTCAACATTGTATTTTTTTCTTCCGCTTTTTGTTCTTGAGGCTCCTTCATTAACTTCATTAAACCCTTGAACACTTCTTTTTATTTGAGCTCCGGCGGGGACCACGTTTGTTAAGAATGAGCTACCAACTGATGATAGTCTTCCCTCGGCATCAAGTTTATTTCCATAATCATCTTTACCTATAATACCTTCCTGAATAATACTATCTATCAAGTCATAGATAGGTGGTTTTCCTAGCGTAACAAAAGGGAATGTGTCCAAAGTTTTCATACCAAATACTTTACCTATTGTACTGAATAGTATCGCTGAACTAAGAATGTACCTTGCTAATTTAGCCCATTCTTTATCACCAACCTGACTACCAATTCTTTCTATTTGTTTTAATGTGAATGTCTGGAACTGGAATGCTGTTTTCATTACATCACTACTTAATAATAAAGGAGTATCTAGTGACCCGAACATAAACTGTGTTGTTTCAGCTACATATTTTCCATATTTTTTAGCATCTGCTTCAGTAGTTTCGTATCCTGATTCTTTTGTATATTGACGATTTAGAGACTTATTGACATCTTTAACGCTTACTTTACCATCTAAAAATTTCTGTTTGGCACCATAATAAGCTGCACCACGGTTAATATGCTCAGTAACATTCATGTTGGCGTATAATATTTTATCGGCTTGCTCTGCAAATCTTTTTACAGCACTGTATGTTTGGTTGTCAGCAAAAGAGTTAAGTAGAACACCTTGGTCTCTAAGCTCTTGTCCAGCTCCTTTTTTACTGATAGCACTGTATCCTACAAGTGTATACGCTGCTCCAATTTCTGAAAATGTGTTTACACCCTGAGTAAGGTTTTTAGCCATAGTAATAGCAGACCCTGCGATTACAGACCTTGATTTCATTTTTCTTAATGCTGACGTAGCACTTCTTACCGGTCGTGGTCCACCAATAACTCTTCCGAACATTTTTACCGCTAGTGGGTGATGTGTGATTTTATTGATTGAATTATCAACTAAAGTATCATTAGCATGAGGTCGCATGTTTACTACTCCGACAAGCTTTTCAACGTAGGTTTTTTCTTCTGGTGTTTTTAGTTTCTTTGCACCATTTTGCATAGCTTTTAGTGCTGGGTCTAAATGAACTTTTCTATTTGCTCTTCGTAAGTATAACTCAAGAGCTGTCCAAGTATCTTTTAGATACCCTTCTGCACCAAGTCTTTTTAGTAAATATTTATTGTAGACCTCACCAGGTTGTTTATTTCGAATCATTAAACCGATGTCATCAGGAAGTCCTTTTGAGTCTTTAGTAAAAATGTGAGAGATGTAATCACTAATTCTAGCCTCCTTGCTTAAACCAAGTCTGTCAGCCCATGTTTCTAAATATCCTTTTATTTGTCCAGCCACATCAAGTTCCTGTGCTGTTAGTTCCGTTTTTTTATCACCATCTAGCCAGTTGAAAATTTTCTTATTACTTTCTTTACTGGGTACTGTATTCATCCATCCTCTAATTTTTGCTTCAATAACAAAGTCTTCTTGCTGTCTTGCAAAATCAGCATCTTTTAACATATCGTATTCAGTTCTTAATCCCATTTTAGTTAGAACACGCACTGGAGATTGGGATATTGAAAATATACCTAGCCTTCCCTTGGGTGGAACTCTTGACGGTTTATTAGCTTTGAATAATGTAGTTTCTTCAACGACTGGTTCTCTTCCACCTTCGAATAGACCCTGTGTTTCGGGGTATTGTGATGGGTCAAAGTTTCCTTCAACTCCTTGGAATAAACTAGGTGTAGCAGCTTGTTCTACAGGAGCTTGTTCTACAGGAGCTTGTTCTCCTGGTTTATTTAACATCTCTTGCAATTCCTTCCTGAAGCTCGGAGGCTCTTTTCCTGCAAATTCAGACAGTGGAGTTTCTTTACTTCCGCTTAAAATCTTTTCATACAAAGGTCTTAGTTTTTCTACAGCAGCATCATTCTTCCTATTTACTAATCTTTTTAGACCAGCGAAGAATTTTTTAGATACTCTTTTTAGCATTGGTTCCATTTGAGCTGATGAAACTTTATTCTGATATATATATTCAGCAAAACTTTCAGCGAAGAACTCCGCCGCATCTTGTGTGTAATAATCTAAATCAGACTTGTCTCCTTCGTGAAATCCACCCTTAAATATTCGCTTGTTAGCTTCGGACTTTGCCCCTCCTTGTTCTTTAAAGATTTTATCAGAGATAGCCCTTTCTTCTTGAGTTAGAATCATGTAATATCCAGCGTGGCCTACTTCGTGAACAAATACTTTCCCAGGACTTCTATCCTTGTTCAGCATGTTAGTAAGACCTCTACTCATCTTTAATTTAGACTTTTTAATATCATATTCACCCTGAGCATTAGGATTCGAACGTTGAAAAAATCCTGGTGTACGAGTCATACTAGCATCTTGCTTGAATGTCATTCCTCGCAAAAACGTATCATCCATATCTTCAAATATTGTTTTTAGAATCGGAGCATCCTCGGGAAAAATTGTTTTATCCCTTTCCATGCTATCAATAAAGTCAGACATTTTCTTATACCCTTCTGTTGATTTGTTTGTTTTTTCGCTGTTGGTTTGAATATACTCTTCTTCTGTAGGTAAAGTATCAGCAACACTATCAATAGCTTTTATGGCACCCTCAGCATCTTTTTTCTTTAGAAGTTCAATTGAATTAGCTTTATCCTGTCCACCTTGTTCCTGAATAGTCTCTGATGCTTTTTGGAATTGAGTTACGAATTCATTTCTAGTTACTTCTGCTCCCTGTTTAGTCTTTACTGCATCAATAGTTTTTTCTGGACTATTCCAAACTCCCGGTTCTTTCATTTTTTCAGTATCTCTGCTTGTTGTTTGAGGTGGAGCTTGTTGTTGAACTGGAGCTTGTTGTTGAACTGGAGCTTGTTGTTGAACTGGAGCTTGTTGAGTCGCACCGGGAGGTGGTGTTGGTGGAACATCACCTGGGAAAGTTACATTCTCTCTAGGAACAGTTACACCAGGGTTAGCTGGTCCCTGTTGAGGTCTGTTTTGGTTAATGATTTGTGCACCTCCACCGATTACTCCTCCGGATAGTCCTGCAACACCGGCTGTCATAAATATCTGGCCACTTGTGAAATATAATTTTGCATCAGCTTTTATAGCATCTTTTTCTTCTTGTGTGCCAGCTCTTAAATAAGCATCCTGCATCTTCAAAAGGTCTTGAGTAACTTCTGTTCCTGATTCAGCTAGTCCTGATTTTGTGATTGTTCTAAGAAACGTGGCTTTACCAGATTTAAACAATCCTTCAATTGTGTCACCAAGAACTTTATCAAGAGCAACATCAATAATAATTGGATTTAAACTTTCCACTCTTCCTTTTTCTTGAATTTGTTCGTTGGCTGAAAGGGCTGTCCAGTAAGCAATACCTGCTGATGGGTTCAAAAGTGAAATACCTACTCCGATAGCTGTCTGTGGAATAGTGTCATAAGCTTGATATAAAAATTCTTTAAACTTAGAAGGGTTTTCAGCTTGTTTTTGTTTTATAGAAGAATAAGCCTGGTCGTAAGTTATTTCTGATGATGCTGCTGATTTAAACATTGCTTCAATACTAGACCCGGATGTTTTACCAACTTGAGTTGCAAGGAACCTACCTGTTGGTGAGTTCAACACATTTATAGGTTGTGCGTTCTGTGTGGCCCTCATTGTACCCTGAAAAGGTTTACGGATAGTATCAGTCAGAGGTTTTGTAACCTCTCTTTGTCTGTCAGCCATTTGTTGAATCTGGCCAGTTCCTTCAGTGTAAGCTTTTTTCCCGGCATCAACCAAGTTACCGACTGGTTGAAATTGGTAAGGACTCTCAAACTTTTTTTGAGGTTTTAAAGATTCGAAATTATTCTGGGGTGCATTGTCAAAAGGTGAAAATGATTTCTTGGGTGCATTATCAAAAGGTGAAAATGATTTCTCAGGAACAGAAAATCTACTTCGCCTTACGCTTTTATTTTCTTCATCACTATTTACTGTTGTGAATCTGCTGTTGTTTATCATTTTTTTTATTGTTTGCCACCATTACCTAAAAATGTTCGTAAACCAATTACCAGTTTCTTCTGGTGTGGCTGGTAACTGACTAACTAGATACACCTTAACTGCAGCAGGTAAATTACCTTCCATAATTTCAGCCGCAGCTTCTTCGTTGGTAATTTCACCATTCTTAACTTCTTGCACTAAATTAGCCAACAAGTCGCTCATTAGCTCATTCTGTTCTGTACCATCTATGTCGAAATACTTAGGTGGGTTAACAAAGTAGTTTGCTAAATCTGGGTCTAGGACAAGGAACTCAGCTTCTGTCATTCCGGCTTTAGAAGAACCTTTATTTATTTGGTCTTGGGAGAACTTATTGGAAACTGTTACCCCTCCTTCTGACCCTCCTCTACTTCCTGTTGTGGCTTTCCACTGTCTAATGTTTTCGTTTACTGAAAATATTTTATCTTCTCTGTCTGCATCTCTTTTCGCAGCTTCTTCTCTGGTTTTTAGTCTAGCAAAAATATCATCTTGTATTGGGTCATAAATTCCTGCATAAGCTTTTTCGATTGCTTCCAAATCACTTGGACTGTAAACAATGTTACCTCCCTGAGTAAAGTCGTAGGGGTCTGTAGTACCAGTTGCTATGTCATTTCGGGTGTTATTTAAATTAGTTGCTCTTTGATTCAGACTAGCTGATGACTCATCTGGGTTAGCCATTGAGTCTCCTGCGTATTGTCCAACGTCTCCATTCCCTTTTTGTTGAGGAACTTTACTACCTAAGAAAGATGAATACTCTTCCGGTGACATTATATCTCCAGTTTCAGGGTCTCTATATTTTGCATACAAATCAACTTCTGGCTGTGCTGGGGATTGCCCCCCTTGAAATATTGAGGATTGTTCGGGTGCACGAGTTCCTTTTGCATTAAACATATCCTGTATTCCTGCATCAGGTTCACGAGTTCCTTTTGCATTAAACATATCCTGTATTCCCGTATCACCAGAAGGATTACCAACGGCTCCCGCAACGCTATAACTTCCTCCTCCATTTGGAAGTTGTCTTTCGGTATTCATGTACGAACTATAAGGCCCCATAACATTTGTGTTTTGTTTTCCGTAGTATTTTGAGATTGAGTCCATTGAGTTAAACATATTAGTTGAATTGGTTATAACGTCCTGTTGCTAGTAATTTATTTCCTCTGTTTTGAAGTCTTGATGCTGCTCTTGTGTTTTCTATCGCTGATTTTTCACCAAGTCTTGTTCCTTTGAAACTATTGAAGTTCCCGGGGTTGTAAATTTTTGAAAGTTCTGATGAACCAACACCACCTCGTGCTGTGTTTGCGTTGAAAGTATTACCCCCTAGGTTAAATGAATTTTTGAACTGGTTAGTGTTAGATTTACCGTATTTATATTGAAAGTCTTGGCCAATAGAACTAATGTCACGAGAAGTATTCCCGAACTGTCTGTCTTGGTCTTGTTGATAAGTCCTCTCTAAATTCTTTTCTTTCTGTACTCGTCCTCCTGAAAACAGAACACCACTATTCGCTGCATTCTGGTCGGCTTTCGTTTTATCAACTTCAAACTGTTGACCTGAATTTAATAAGTAATTCTGATAATCGGCTTGTTTCTGTGCCAGAGCTGATTCAGTATCCGCAGTTTCTCTGTCTTCTAAAGCTTTAAAATAAGCTCTAGTGTTTGCGTTAGAATCCTCAATTGCTTTTTGTTGTGTCTCGACATCAAAAGGCATACCAAATGAATCAGTAATAGTAGACAAGTCTCCGTTCTGAAGAGCTGATATTACAGATTCTATCGTATCGCCGTTATTTATAAGAGAGGCAACTTTAGGATTTCTTGATGCGACTTCAGCATATTGAGAATCAACAGATTCCTGAGTTTCTCTTTGATTACCTCTACCAGAAGCAACTTGAATAGACCTTGGTCCCCAGTGTCCAGGTCCTGATGAGTTGTCTACACCATTGGCTCGTTGCCAGCTTTTTACAGCGGCTGTAGTTCTTGGTCCATATATTCCAGGTCCTGTAGCAATATCAGAATCAGATAGAAGTCCTTGCTGTCGTAAAAACTGCTGTAGTTTTGCTACTTCCTGCCCTGTTTGTCCTGGTGATAAGTTTGTTTGTGGATGCATGGTGTTTGTTTAAGTATATTGTTAAATTATTGCTTTGGCAACCTTTTTTCTAATTCGTCCACTCTATCTATTAAATCATTTATTTTATTTGCGAATAATAAGTATAAATCTTGTTTAGATTCGAACATCCCAACCATCTGCCCTTCCAGTTGCTTTTTAGGATTCATACCCATAGTTTCTAGTTTCCCCATGTGTTTCTCTCTTGGTCTTTTTTTAACTTCATAGTCTGGGTCATCAGACATAGGGTCAAAAGTTTCGGGGTCAAATTGTTCACTGGGATTTAAAGTTTCATCCATGATTTCTTTATAAGCAATTTTTCTTTGGGATATAGAAAGATTTGTGTCTGATATTTTTTCATTCCTATTATTTAATTCTATTTTTGTTAGTCTTTTCATAATATTTTATTAAACTGCGGTCATATCAAATTGACCTCTAAATCCGTTGACATACCCTCTAAAACCTTTTGTTCCAGAATCAAAATATCTTATCTCACCAGAGATACTTGGATTTGTTGAACGCCCGGTCTCAAAATAAAAAGCTCTGGCATCATCAATGTATCCTCCACCTGATAGGTCGATAATATCTGCCTCGATTCTGTTGGCACCTAATATGTCGTCTCCAACGGTCAAATCTCCTGTTATTGTTATATTATTAACATTGGTTAAGCTGTATCCTCCCCAGTTTTTACTTGTGTTTATAGAAAGTCCGCTAAGAGTTGTAACACCAGATGTTGGCCAAGATGTTCTACGAACACCACCCAGAGTAAGTCCATCATCAACATCTAATTCATCAGTATTAAGATTATCTATGTATCCAGTATTCCAGGGCTCTCCGGATGTTCCGAGTGAACCTACGGACCCAAAAAGACCTACTGCCCTAAATCCATTATCGTCTAATTCATAAAGTTGGCTTCCGACATAAATTCCTAATTCGTCATTATTAACACCGAAGATAGTGGCGGCCGAATTACCGTCTTCACCGTAAAAAACCATACCGGAATTTTTTATCAAAGTTCTTCTTGTTCCTCCTGTGTCAAAGGACTCTATGGAATCGTCATCTATTTCAATTCTTTCACCTGATACACTTGTTCTTAATAATGCTCCTGTAATTGTTCCAGAAGTAATAGACCCTATGTCAGCTGTAATTGCAGATAATTGACCTACATTCATTTTTGAAGCATCAATTGTATTAGCTAAAATATTATCTCCTACAATTTGAGTAGCTTCTGAAAGGTTGTAGGTTGCATTAGGGGTAGCGTTTTCAGCTACCGCAATAAGAACTTTTCCTATTCCAACAGAGTTTGCAGAGGTCGTTGTAATTTGATATTCCGTTTCAGAGGTTAGTAAGTCCAAATAGATATATGTCTTCGCTGACATATTTCCTGTATTCCCTGCACTAATAGAGTATGAATTTCCATCTGCTGATGTAAATGTTCCAGCACCCCACGATACAGTATTGGAATCTGTAGAAGAAAAAACAGATGTTTGTCCCCATCCCCAGTTTGAAACATCTAATACACCTGATGGAAAAGTTCCTGGTTCTAAGACTGCACCGTTTATAAGTACATTGCTAGTATTTATATCTTGGGCGGCACCACCTGAGGGGATTGGTTCCGGTTCTTCTGGTGTAGAATCCCAAGAAGTAAAAGCTGCTCCTTGTGCATCTTGTGAGGCGTCTCTGTATAAAAATCTATTCAAGTATAATTCTGGTAGTTCCATATTAATTTTTATCAAGTCCTTGGTTTGAAATTTTAAGTATTTCAATACCATCAAACCTTATAGGTTCACCTTTTGAGTTACCTCTTATTCTTGTACGAAGAGTGTTGAAATCTTTCGTGTCTGAGTTAGGGAATAAAGACACATATTTTTCACTTATTGTACCTAAGTCTTCCCATATATTTTTTCCTTCTTTTTGTACTTGAGATTGTAGTAGTGCACCCCCACCGTTTTCTGATAAAACAGAAAGTCCTGTAATCTTTTTAGTGTCGCTATACATTTCAGAAAAAGAGTATCTTCTTCCGATAATCTCATAATAGATATCAGAACCTAGGTCAGTAAAACCAGTGTCTAGAGTTGATACTTTATTAGTATCAGTTCCGGATATTTGATTAATGTTTGTTCCATCATCGAAACTAATTAAAGCCGTAATCTTACCTCCAGCATAATCGTAAATTGTCCATATTTGAGTAGAGATTGTATATCTCATTTGGCAGTTTGAATATGTAACACCTTCAACTGTAACCTCACCAACTGACCACTTAATCGCATCAGTACCATCGTAGATTCCAACAACTTTTTCGTAGTTTACTCTAGGAATTGCTTTAACGAAATCACTAACCCTTCTTGAAATTTCAGTAGGTTGCCCGTCGTATGAAAATTTATAGAAACCTGAAGAGTGGTGGAAGTAAACCCCATCTTTTCCTTGAACGATTGACTCTTGTGAATAAGTTCCTACATTGTAAGCTGGATAAGGGTCTACATTAGTAGCACTATATACTCTAAAAATATGGTTTTGTTTAAAAATCAAAAGAGCTTTTGGAACTCTGAATAATCCTGTTATTGATTCTCCGTCTTGAGGAGAAAAGCTTTCAATGTAATTTGAAGTGTCGTAAGTCAAAGTAAATGTTGAAGGGGGTGTGAACTGGACAATGTCTGAGAAATAAACAGCATCATTTTCTTTGTTGACAATCCAAACTCTACCGTCAAATCCGGCTTGAATAAAATCACCGACCGGCATCACTGGGGTAGTTGGTACGATATTAGTTATAGCAGAGAAGTTCCCACCATTGGAAGCTTGAAGTGCATCTGTTCCGTTTACCATATAAATATGATTTAACCATTGGCTAAATCTTGCTTTAGTTGAAACTGTTGCTGTACGGACTGAAGTCCATGAAGACCCATCCCAAACTGAAACATCAGTTCCTACTTGGCCATAGAGAAGTTTATCTCCACCCTGTATTTGTAATGTTCCAAAAGAAAGAATACTACCACCTAAATCATCGGCGTACTCGGTCATTCCTAATCGAGTTGTAGCTGAACCAATTCTATCAAAGTGAAGGTTGACTGCTAACTCAACAGAGTTTTGTGGACAAACAGTATCATTCAGTTGTGCTGAACGGATAACTCCTTCTGTTGGATATTGAATTTTTACGTTATCTGCTGTTTCCATAATTTTAACTATTAATTATTATTGATGATTGTCCTAGGTATAAATTGTCTACTAAAGCGTCTAGTAACGATTCGAACTTTAATAGGTCCGCATCGTCTGGTTCAAGGTCATTATCTTTACGATATTTAATTGCATAACGCAAATACCATTTATACATTTCTCTGTAGTGTTCCGGAAGAACTTGATATAGGTCATTAACTTCTTCTACTTTTTTATAGTAATCAAGATATACATTTTTTCCTTGCATTGAGTCTGGAATGATTCTATCGAATACTAATTTGTTTTCGTAGACTGTGTAATAAACAGGCTGTGAAATAGTTGGTCGAGCCCAAACTTTTGTTCCTACTGGTATTTCTCTTGTGACCCCTGTGACCCCTGTTAGTTGGTTTGTTAATGAATTAACTCCTGTGTACGCTATTTGCATAATAGTCTGGTCAAAATCACTTGTCGCAACGTATGCAACCCCTGAAGATGAGTCTGAGAAATCTCCGATAGTATCTAAGGTTATTGTAGTTCCTGAGATAGCAACAAGGGCCTGATTATCTCCTCCAGAAACAGAGAATGACATTTGGTTCCATGTACGCTTGTCTATATATATTAGGTTGTATGGAGTTAGTATACTACCAATTATTAGTCTTGCTGCTAAAATTGAGCGGTCTGTATCTTTAAAATCAATATTGTCCGGTAAGTCAATTGAGTTGGTTCCCGCTAGTAACTTAACTGGAAATTCAAATTCCTGTTGCCACTCTTGTCTGATTCCGTAGATTCTACCTTCAACAAACTTTCTCGCATCGTTAACAGCACTAAGACAAAACTCCATAGTAATTTTAGTATCGCTGTCTGATACACCCATAGCTTTTCTTACTGGCAATATAATTTTAGCTGCTGAATTTTCTGGATAGGATGTGACACTGATTGGTGTAGAGAAAGAAGAAACATCAGTAGTTTCTGAATTTTCCCATCGAACTTTATAGTAGTCTCCAGCCAATCCTGTGTTGTCAAAAAATATTGTATTTTGCTGTGTTGTAAAAAATGTTTTTATTTCTAGTTCTGTGTAAGTTCCGTCAATTGTTGAGCTTTTGTGAACTGATATTTTGTCGTATTTAATTTCACTAACAATGTCTCCACGGCTATGAGATAGAGCTGTAGCTAAAGTAGTTAGTGATTGGATTGTGTGTTCTGTTGATTGAATTATTTCAGAATTCTCAGCACCCAGTGAAGACAACAATAAGAATATATTACCCGTTGAAAAGTCTGAGGCATTGTCGACGGGAACGGCAGTAACACCTGCTGCAATATTCGCACTAAGATATGTAGAGGTTTTAATATCCAGATTATTTGGGATATCAATGGTGTTCCCTATATTGTGTTTTATATTTATTTGAGGGTGCATATATTTTTAATTTATTAATAATTATTATTTTAAGTCTATACCTTACTTCTCACAATCGCAACCATTATGTAGTTCTCTATTTTGTCAATCATTTCTTTGTTGGGATTTTCCATTGTGTTTATTATAACATTTTTAAAAGAATGCGAGAAAGTTAGC